TTGAGGCCGAGGTCGAGGCCACGCAGCTCGGAGGCCTTGGCGGTGAGCAGATGCCTGAGCCTGTAGAAGATGACGAAGAACCGGTGGAAACCGACGAGATCCCTGAGCAGGATGAGGAGGAGGTCGAAGAAGAGTAATGAACTCGCCCACTGATCCAGCAACTGAAGGCGATGACGAAACTCGGATCCTTCACGTTTGCACCGGAGAGATCAGGGGCCGCTACTTCGCTGTCATCCGCTGCAAGTGGTACGGCGAGGACGGAATGATCGGAGTCTCGGAGCATCGACTGGAAGACATGGACATGCAGACCAATCTCGAAGACTTCGGCGCCTTCATCGTTAGCGCTTTAGATGCCAATGCAGATGTCACGGCCTTGGTGGCCTGTGACCCTGAAGACCTGGGCCTAGAAGTCGAATGAGCCTCGAATCCTTTGTCGAAGAGATCCCCGAGGCCTACTACCGAAAGGCCATCGACCTGAACCGCTATAGCAATAGCGTCGCTCGGGATCTAATGCAGTCCTATGAGCGGATCATCCGCCGCTCGATTGCTGAGCTTGAGCGGATCGAGCAGATGCCTAGCGCCAAACGGCCCAAAGTTCGGGCCCAAAGGCTCAAGGCACTGATCAAGCAGAACACCGAGGCCCTGGCCAGATGGTCTGACAAGGCAGGGCAACAGCTAGCCGGAGAGCTTGGCGATCTGGCAAAGATCGAGGTTGATTTCACGGTGGGCCAGCTGCGGCGTGGCGTGCCTGATGTGGCCCGCGGTGCGGTGCGCACGGTTGAGGTGACCCCGGCCTTTGCCGAGGCTGTGATCACTGCAGACCCGACCAACGTCGGCACGGCTGTATTAAGCGACAGCCTTGAGGAGATTGTGAGCGGGCCTGCCAAGGCCATGAAACTGACAGCTCGGCAGGGTGCTGCCATTCGGATGCCTGACGGGCGGAGCATCGGCAAGGCGTTCCGTGGGTTAGCCGAGCAGCAGGCTCAGATCTTTGCCACCACTGTTCAAGATGGCTTGCTGTCTGGCGAGTCAACCCAGGCGATTGCCCGAACGTTGATTGGCGAGGGCCTTGAGTTTTCGACCAAGGCCAAGAGCATCAGGCAGCTAGACCGAGCTGGTGGCCGGATGACGAAGATGGCGACCCATCAGGTGCGGACGCTTGTGCGCACGAGCGTGAACGCAACTTCGAACGTCGCTAGCCAGCGGGTGTACCGAGCAAACCCGACGGTCACTAAGAAATATCGTTGGCTGGCCACCTTGGACGAGAAGACCTCGCCCATCTGCAAGAGCCTTGATCAGCAGGTGTTTGAGTATGGCAAGGGGCCAACGCCTGCTAGCCCGCCCCATTTCAACTGCAGGTCTACGACCGTGCCGGTGGTGGATTGGGATGGCCTGTCCAGCAAGTACGGAATTGATCTGACCCCGCCTAAGAGCAAGGCCAAGCGCCCATCAGCTACCGGCGGCGTGCCATTGGGGACTAGCTACGGGAAGTGGCTGCATGATCAACGGCCTGCGGGCAAGAAGTTCGAGGCGAGTGCGGCACAGGCCAAGGCCTTTGGCGGCGGGAAGGATACGCCAGGGGCAAGGCTGAAAGCCAAGTATTTCAACCGCTTGGCCGATAAGTACGGGCCAGATAAGGCGATGAAGAAGTTCCTTCGTGAGGATGGCACGGAGGTGAGCATCGCTGACCTGCAGCGTCGCTATGGCGATCCTGAGAAGATCACGACGACCAAGGTCAAGGTCAAGCCCAAGGCGCTGACCAAGAACGAGAAGATCGCCAAACAGGTGATGCAGGATCCGTCGCTGAAAAGCGACAAGAAGCGGATCGAGGCGATGGTCGAGAAGGGCGTCCCGGCTAATGCTGACTTTGTGGGCCTGGTGGCTGAGGCCAAGAAGAAGTCTGGCCTGGCCACTACCGAGACCTTCCCGAAAGCGAAGCCCAAGCCGAAGGCCGCGGCCGTGTCTGTTGCCGATCAGATCGCTGCCAAGGAAGCTGAGCGCAAGGCCTTGACTTCCAAAGTGCTCACGGCTAAGCCTGCAGAGGCCAAGCAGATTGCCGCACGCCTCAACGAACTCAAGGCTGATATTGCTGGTCTGAAAGGCGAAAAGGTAGAAAAAGTCAAGACGATCACCTTCGAGAAAAAGGCCGTTTCTCAACCCAAGGCCGAACCCAAAAAGCCAGTCAAGAAACTTAAGTTCGGCGAAACACCTAAGACCACTACCGACGTGGCTTACGACTACAAGGCCAACTGGTCCGGGATGTACGAGAAGCGCCACCAGTACACCAAGGTCGTGGATGACATGGACGACTGGTCTGGCGATGGCTTCAAGGGAGTCAGGGCTGCTCAGTTCAAGCGGGCTCAGGAGCGCGGTGTGCAGTTGAACGCCTGGGAAAAGTCAAGGATCAAGCTCCTCGACAAGGGCGAAGACAAGACGTTTGGGCGGATGGCGGACCGCATCGAGGATTTCATCAGCCGCGCTCCCAAATACAAGGGCGAGGTTTATCGCGGGGCTGGCTTCAGCGACAAAGAGGCTGCGCTGGAATACATCAAAGGGATGAGCCAAGGCGGCAAGTCGCTGACCATGGACAGCTGGTCGGCCAGTCAAGGCGTTGCTAACACCTTCGCGTCAGGCGAAGCCTTGGGTTTCGGTGGCGCTGTCTATGACCATCGAGTGGTTATGAAGATGCCGAACAAGGCCGGCGCTCCGATCGAGACCCTGAGCGGCGTTGGCGCTGAGAAGGAAGTCCTTCAGCCTTCTGGCATCGAGTACAAGATCAAGAAAGTCACCACCAAGACCACGGGCAACGTGACTGTCTACGAGGTCGAGATGGAGACGCTCTAGCCCTCCTGAACCTTAAAACCGGCCTCTTCGCCTAGCTTTTTCAAGAAGTCGGGGTCTTTGGTGTCAAGGTCTTTGCCCACGCCATTGTCTTGAAGCGGCAAGGGCTCCGAGAGGCGCTGTTGCTGATTGACGGGCTTGCCTTTCATGGCACAAACCTAGCAAAAAGCGGCCTGATTAGCCTGAGCGCAGCATTTCTGTGCAGATGTCTTCTGATCTTGTAGCCGTCCTGGTCGGTGATCAGCTAATCCTGGCCCGCAAACTCACCCTTGACGACGGTTCCGTCCAGTACCGAAACAAGTTTGGCCTAGCCTTAGACGGAGCCAAAGAAGTAGATGGCGAAAGCAAGCCGAAAGCAGCAAAAAGTCGCCAAAGTGCTCCGCGAGTACAAAGCGGGGACACTCCGAAGCGGCAAAGCAGGGCGCGGAAAGGGGCCCAAAGTAAAAAGCCGCAAGCAAGCTCTGGCGATAGCGCTGAGTGAAGCTCGCAAAATGAAGCGCCGATAGCATGAATCCAACAGCCTTGGGTTGATGCCTTATCACTACGGCAAGCCAAAGCCGAAGGGCAAAAAGAAGGGAGGCAAAAAGAAGTGAAGAAAGGCAGCCGCGTTAGCTGGACTTATCAAGGCGTTCGCACCTATGGCACCGTCACCGGGATGGGTGGCAAGCGGGCCACAATTACAGGGCCTAGCGGTGGCAAGATCACCCGCGTCGGCACTGACGACGATCCGGTAGTGAGAATCAAGTCCGAATCAACTGGCCGGCCTGTACTGAAGCGTCGCTCTCAGCTTCGGTCTGCTCCGAAGCGTTGATATTGACACCACAAAGTAAAGTGTGGGCGCAATTTAGCCTGTGGCTAATTCATGTCTGAAGAGCAAACTGCTCCTGTGGAGCAAAGCGCTGATAACGCCAATCTGGTGGCCGAACTTGAGGCTATGCGCCGCAAGAATGCCGAGCTGCTAGACGAATACAAAAAGGCCAAGCAACAAGCCAAGGCTGTACCTGATGGCGTCGATGTCCAGGCCCTGCTCGACTTCAAGCGCAAGGCCGAACAGCAAGAACTCGAAGCCCAGGGCAAATACAGCGAAGCCCGCGAGGCCATGGAGCAACAGTTCCGCGAGGCCACGGCTGAGAAAGACAAGCGCATCGCTGAGCTAGAGGCCCGCGTTCGTGAGCTTGAACTATTGACCCCAGCCGTCTCGGCCCTTGCTGATATCGTCCACGATCCCGACTTGGTGATGAAAACCAAGCTGTCGGCAGATCAGATTCAGCGTGAAGCCGATGGCACCGTTGTAGTGGTCAACGGCTACGAGCGTGTGCCTGTAGTCGAGTGGGCCAAGACCCTGCCTGCATGGATGCAGAAGCAGCCCAAACCCCAAGGCAGTGGCGCACCTGTGGGGCGTGGAGGCGGCGACATCCCAGCCGGCACAACCAATCCCTTCCGGGCTGAGAGTTACAACCTCACGGAACAAGCGCGGCTGTTTAAGACTGACCGCGATCTATATGAGCGGCTTAAAGCACAGGCCGGCCGTTAGTATGAAACGGATGGCGAAGCTGTGCTGAGCCGATAGGGCTGTGCCCAACAACCGCAAATTTCTGGTAACTAACGATGGCGACCCTCCGGTCCGATATCATCGTTCCCGAAATTTTCACCCCCTACGTTATTGAGCAATCGACCCAACGTGATGCCTTCTTGGCTAGCGGTGTGGTGCAGCCCATGGCTGAACTCAATGCAACCGAGGGTGGGGATTTTGTGAACGTCCCCTTCTGGAAAGCCAACCTTTCTGGAGACTTTGAGGTTCTGTCTGACAGCACCTCCCTGACCCCCGGCAAGATCACTGCCGACCGTCAGACTGGCGTGATCCTGCATCGCGGGCGGGCCTTTGAATCGCGTGACCTCGCGGCTCTCGCAGCGGGCTCGGACCCCATGGCCGCTATCGGTCAGAAGGTCGCCGAATACGTTGCCAACCAGCGTCAGAAAGATCTCCTTTCTTGCCTGGGTGGTGTGTTCGGTTCGCTGGGTGCTACCAGCAGCTCCGCCGCCTTCTTCGATCTCACCATTGACGGTGAATCGGGTGACACCCCGACTGTTCTGAGCCCCCGCCACGTTGCACGGGCCCGTCAGAAGCTGGGTGATCAGGGAGAGAAGCTGACTGCAATGTGCATTCACTCTTCCTGCTTCTACGACCTCGTAGAGCGCCGCGCAATCGACTACATCTACGACGACACTGGCGCCGCTGACACCAGCGCAACCCAGGGTTCTACCGCAGGTGCTTTCGGTAGCGTCGCAGTGCCTACTTTCATGGGCCTGCGTGTGATCGTGTCTGACGATGTTCAGACCGCCGGCAGCGGTTCCTCGACCGAATATGCCGCCTACTTCTTCACCCAAGGAGCAGTCGGTTCGGGCGAGCAACTCGCAATGCGGACGGAAGTCGATCGCGACATCTTGGCCAAATCGGACGCCATGAGTCTCGATCTGCACTACGTCTATCACCCGATTGGTGCTCGTTACACCTCCAGCACTGTCAACCCCAACCAGAGCACTCTGGAGACCGTTGGCAACTGGTCCAAGGTGTACGAAACCAAGAACCTCGGTATTTGCCGGGCGACTGTTACTTCTAATCTTGACTGAGGAGAGTAACTAACCATGGCAAGTCTTTTCGAGATCGGTGCCGGTAAGGCCCTCGGATACACCTCCGGCGGTGCTGTTACCCAAGACACCAACAAAGCCACCGGCGTGACCCTTAATCAGGCCGCTGGTCAAATCACCACCTCTGATGCCTCTCTGGCCGGTGGTGCAGAAGTGTCCTTCGTCGTTACTAACGACAAGGTCGCCGCGACCGATGTGGTCGCAATGTCGCTGGCCTCTGGTGCCTCCACCGGCACCTACATCGTCAGCGTCAGCGCTGTTGCCGCAGGTTCCTTCACTGTGACCCTGAGCAACGTGGGCACCACCGCTGGTGAGGCCCTGGTGCTGAACTACGCCGTGATCAAGGCTGCTGCCTCCTGATCATGGGTTTGTTCGCTTTTAGGCGAGCACAGGCGCGTGAGGCTGCCGCTCTTGCGGTGGCCTCTGGCCCTGTGAAGTCTGAACCCAAGAAATCACCCGAGAAGCCCGATGGCGATCACGATCGACGCAACAGTCGGGGGCGCAAGCGCAAACAGCTACCTGACGCTGAGTGATGCCAACGATCTGATCGATGGCCTCGTTCAGAACGATGACGTGGTTGCCTGGGCTTCTGCCACTGACGACGAAAAGAACCGAGCCCTCTACACCGCAGCGCAGCGCATCGACCGCGAGCGGTTCCTAGGGGCCAGGGCTGACAATGACCAGGCCCTGCAATGGCCGCGTGATGGTGTGCGCAAACCAGACACCTACCAGCGGACCTACACCACGGGTTTCCCGTTCCGTCTGACTGAAGACTATTACACCACCACCGAGATCCCGGATCAGATCAAGAAGGCTCAGGCAGAGCTGGCGGTCTACCTGCACAACAACAAAGAC